CGACATATTCTATCGAATATGTATATTAATAATATATGTAGTACCCCTGACATTTCTGAGGTCAAAAGCAAGACCCGTGGAAAGAGATTATTGCCTGCTGATTTTTCACCTGACAAACTCATAGCAGATAAAGCAGGCATAGATTACGATGGTGCGTTGGAAGCATTCAAGGATTGGGCAAATGCAGGTGGCAAGAAATACCTTGATTGGGATGCCTGTTTTCGCACTGCTTGCAAAACATGGCTAAAGGAAAAGTTTCCACACCTTCGCAAAATAACATCAAGCCAAACAACGAAGGGTCTTCGATTTTGATTGATTTTGAATTAGCAGAACGAGCAGTGCTATCTGCCATGCTCAGAGATGAGAGTGGCGTGGCAACTGCACAAGCAGGTGAGTCTCTTACCAAGGATGACTTCTCAAGCATGGATCGATCCTCGATCTTTGAAACGTGCTTACAGTTATCACCTGCTAATGAGGTTGATGTTATCATTGCCAAGCCAGAGCTTGCAGATGAGGTTACCTTTCTCAGCGAGAAGTATGGTGGTGGATCTATCTCCAGGTACATCGATTATCTCATTGAGTATCGCAACACGAGATCCGTTGAGCGTGCATTGTGGCAAGCAACTGATGACCTCAAAGCAAGTAAACCAGCAGAAGAAATTAGCCAGACATTTGTGAATACCATTGCCAAGTCCCTTTCTCAAAGGAAGGGCGTGGTAAGTTGTGGTGCAGCAAGCAAGCAAGCATATGCCGAGTTTCTCGAAATTGATGCAGGTGGTACACAAGCAATCCCAACAGGCTTGGAAAAGTTAGATGAAATTCTTGGTGGTGGATTCAAGAAGGGTAGCTTGTACGTCCTTGCAGCTAGACCAGGAGTAGGGAAGTCTGCTCTTGCCATACAGATGACCTATGAGACTGCAAAGCGTGGTCTAAGGGCAAGCTATGCAAGCCTTGAGATGACCGCAAGTGAGTGCAGTGCGCGTCTCTTGAGCAATGTCAGTGGTGTACGAAAACCAACAGGCAAGGGATTGCTCAATGCCGGGCATAAGCAAAAACTTGAGAAGCAAGTGCAAGCCATGCAATCATGGCCAATTACTTTCAAAGATGATAACCAAGCAACCATGCAAAGTATTGAGGCATTCATTGCTAAACAGAGATTGGAAGGCGAGCTTGGTTTAATCGTTGTCGATTACTTGCAACTACTCTCTTCACCTGGGCATGACTCACGAGTGCAAGAGGTTAGCCACATTTCTCGTTCCTTGAAAGCGATTGCCATGAATTATGATGTACCTGTGCTTGCCCTTTCTCAGCTTAACCGTGCGCTTGAGTCACAGAATAGAAACCCCATGCTCTCTGACTTGCGTGAGTCTGGAAGTATCGAGCAGGATGCTGACTGCGTGCTTCTCTTGCACAGAGAGACAGAAGTAGATCCGATCAGTGATGACATCATTTGCAATGTAGCTAAGAATAGGAATGGTGAGCTGCGTGCTGCCAAGCTAACCTTTACCAAGCCAACAGGTCGTTTCTCGACCCGTGTAGATGCAAGATTGCATGATAAGAAACCTTTTTAGACTACAAGTGACTTACATTGTCACTCATAGTATGCCATTGCTTGAGCCTGGAGATACCTATTAGGCGTTTTGAAGGAAAAAGAAGGTGTATACCCATGTTAGGGTATCAAAACGATTTTTAGAGGGGTATAGGGAAAAGTTTAAGTTTCTCCTTGTTTCTTGTTTCTCTTCTGCCACCATGCAAGCACTTTCGTGCCAAACTTGAGCGCTATGAAGAGCGACAAGCCCATTGCGAGCTTTGGGAGCAGTGAGTTGTTGTCTTGTTTGCTCATGCTGTTTCTCCTTCCACTCTGTCCAGGATTGCTTGCAAGTTATCTCTTTCGAGATCCGCGCCACTATGGCCTTCTATGATTAAAGTTGAAAGCAATTGCTCAAACAGCTTACATTGCTCAAATAACTCAGGCGCTGCTGCAATTAGGCGTGCGTTTGCTTGTGCTTCTTTCCACCCATCAGTGGTGCGTGCAATGACGTTATCCTTGGAGTTGATTGCAAAGCGTAACCCCGTGCTTTCTCCTGGCGTGCAATCTTCAATTGCCCATGGCCCAGGTGTAAATGTTTCTTGTTTCTCGCTCATAATTATATCCTTTTTTGTAATGTATTTGTGAAGTCAGGCGCTTTGCTTGTATCAATTTCAGCAACTCTAAAACGATCAAACCCGTTTCTCTTTGCCCAGGCTCTCGCTTTCTCAAAATTGCTCTTATCGTTTGTAATGATTTCTTGCATCCAATCCGGATCTCCTTTTTTGATGCCCCAAAGTATTGATTCTTTCATGCTGTTTCCTTTTCAAGTTTTGTAAGTAATGCGTGAGTCTCTCGTTTCTCTTTCAAGAAATACTCAATTGATTCTGTATCATCATGAAAACGCGCTTCTCTTAACTCCTCCTCAATATTTTCAAGTGTTGAGTTTGCTTGTTTCCATAGATCAATGTTTTGTGCTGGTTTGCTCATAATTATTTAAGTTGTAGTTTAAGTTTAAGTTGTTTCTCCTCATGCATTGCATGCTTGCATGCCCTCGTTTCACGAGGCCTTGCCACATGCTTTGCACGATCCCTTTTTCGTGCTTTCTCGCCAATCTCTAGCAATTGTTTAAGCGCTTCCGGGAATATCTCGCTTGCGTGTTTCATTTCCACCCTTTCTCTTCACGTTTCATGTCTTGCCACATCATAAAAAGCGGGAAGATCCAGGGTAAGAATAGTAATATATCGTAAGTCAATGTCATGTTTTGTAGTATATTTTGAGTTATTTTTTAGTGAGTTGCACGCCAGGCGCGCGTTTCTCGTTAGTCGAGAGAGTTTTCCAGATCAATAATTATACAGCGCAAATTGTCCTGTATTTCTTGCACATTATCCCAGCTTAAACCGCTGGTTTTCATGCTTTCAAACATTGCTTGCAAGTCAATTAATTGACCTAAAAATATTCTTAATTTCTCTTTGTCCATAGATTGCTTTTAATAAGTTTAGTTATGTACGCCAATTCCAATTGTAACACCATCAAGTTTGTCGCTACCGCATGCATGCAGCCCGTTTGGCAAGCAATTACCACAGTTGCCAGGACAAGCAAAGCGCTTTTCATGCCCGGCTTCTTTAAGTGCTTCCAGCACTTCCTTACGATATTCCTTGCTGCCCGTATTGTCTTTGTCTTGATATGCCTTACTAGTTATATGTTTCCTTGCAACCGGGACAGCAATAAAACTACCGCGCACGCAAGACAACTTATTCATTTTTTCGAGCCAGGCAGCGCTGTTATATTTTGAACCGCTTGAAAGATTAAGTTTATAATTTGCAGGCCATACAAAACCGCTTTCCTCAAGTGCAATAAATGCATGCCAGCTCTTTGAATAGCCATAAACTTGCACGTCCGGCCTGGACCGTATTAATTCCATCCAGAAAACAATATTATGCCGCCCGGAAAAATCACCATCTACATATAATCTTAATACTTTATTCTCTGGGATCTCATTAAATGCATGCTGGATTGCAAGCCGCCCGGCAGCGCTGCGCATTAAAACACTATTTTGCAATTGACGAAAAAAAGCAGCCGGATATCTCCAACCTTTAAAACTGTAACACCAGCCCGTTGCAAAGTTGTCACTATCTCGTTTGTTACCTTCTCCAAACAAACATGCACCTGCGCCCGGGCAATCAAAGCCGGGCAAGCTGCTAAAAGCATAGAAAGGTAGTTTTTTATTTCCTGACTCGCCAAAAATTGAAAAGACGTTGGGTCTGTTTTGATTTTCGAACCAAGCCAGAAAGCGCGTCGCAAAATACTTAGTTGTGTTGACTTTGTCCGGGCTGCCGGGAATAGCTGCAATCAATTTAGAAAGTGCTGGCAAGTTATTTGCAAGTGCAGCGCGTGCAAGTGCAAGTTTGCCGGGCGTAGATAGTTTAGGAAGTGCTAAAGTTTTCATATTAGTTAGTTTTAATGTAAAAAACTGTATAACCGTTTTGCTTCCAAAATGCGTACTTGTCTAGTTTTGCGGCAAGATCTTTTTTATTAAAAGACCAACCCAACTGAAAAGCAGTGCCCGCCCGGTTACGTTTATAGATATAATATGTCATGTGTAGTAATATTTTGAGTTAGTAAAAACAAGCAATCTCGCTTGATATGAAAGACACTAAAATACATCAATTGTATTTGCAAGTATAAAAGCAATTATTTTAGTCTATTGTAGTTTAGGACAAATACCGCATGCTTCCAAGCATACATGCCGCCAAGTGCCGCTCCGCGGCAAAGGGCGAAAAGCAAACAAGCAAAATACTTTCATGCAAACTTGCCAATTGGACAATGTGCAAACTTGTAGCAAGCTGGTATCAATCTTGTGACATGGGAAGTATGAAAACCAAGGATGTCTTAATGCAAGCAATGTGAGTCGAAAAGCATTCCCACCCGGTAACAGCTTTTTTGCTTTACACATGTAAAGCAAGCTTGCTATCGGCACGCAAGTTTGCAAGCTGGCAATCATTCCGGCACGCATGCTTGCGATCCTATCCAATTGCTTGCCAATCGTGCGAGCTTGCAACGCGATCGCTTGCAATGCTAGCAAACATGCATCCCTCGCACTTTCTAAAAGTAAAGACTCGCCCCAAAAAACGTTATAAATAGACGCACGCATGCACGCACCTGGGGGGGCGGGGGTGCGCCTGCGCGCCTGCGTTCTTTCTATATTATTATCACCCCCCGCATAACTTTTTTTGCAATATTGCCCCCTTCATGGGGCGTTGCTTGCACATGGTTATTATGGGGTCATACCCCCACGCAACGCATTATGGGATACATCCAAGCCCCCCACACAGCATGGCCTCGGATCGAGGGTATTTGTTTGTAGTTTGTAAAGAGGGAGTGCTTGGCTTTTATGTGGTTACCAAGCAGGCGATTAAAGTAACCAGGGAAACACATGAAGCCCCGCCACATTACCTATTGAGGAAAGTTATTTATCTATAGGTTTATAGATTCTATGACCTGCATGTATGACAACTTCCTTGCATAGTTCTATGAACTCTTGATCTGTAAGTCTACCTTTTGCCTGGTTTGCTTCCGGGCATAGTATTTGCAGGTTGCTTAGTGTATTATCACCCCCACGAGATATTGGTTGTATATGGTCATACTCGTAAGTTTCTGGTTTGTTAAAGTCAATTGGTCTACCTGTTAGTGCGCAAGGGAAGTGGTCACCAAACTTGGCGTGTACATCTTTATAGTTGAAAGTCATTACACGTTGAAAGCGGCTTGCTTTATTTGAGATTGATTGTGCTGTTTGCCTTGGTGACTTATTGATATACCAGGCAGCTTTTGGTTTATCTGAGAGGTGTGAATTTTTGAAGCAGTATATTTTATTAAGGATTTTCTTTTCATATGCTGGCAGTGCTTCTGTTTTTTTCTTCACTTTGTCTCTTGTTTTTTTGCGTAGTGCATAGGATACGGTGGATTTTGAGCATTTTAGTTCTTTGGCTATTTGGTTAAAGGTCAGACCTTTTTGCCTGAGAGCTATAATCTTTTTATTTAGTGGAGTCATCTGGAGTGATGTCTGTGACTTTATCCTTGGATGCTTCCTTGGGTTGTTTTTTAACTTCCTTGGTTGCACCTTTTAGTATTGAACGTACCTGGTCAGGTGACATATCAGATGCACCTAGTGTTACATTTGCGGATGCGGTTATATTTGATGGTCTACCTGAGACTGTTAGGAACTTGTCCATTAGGACAGCCACTGCATAGGCTAGGTTTTGTGGTGGTATCTCGTCTAGTTTGTTGTGTAGAGTATTTAGTGAGTCTGCCACCATATCGGATAGCTTTGAGTTTACTTTGTTTAGGAACTCCTGCTCTGTCATGTCTAAGCGATAGCGTAGGAAGTTGCTGATTGACTGACGAAGTTCTGGATCTTGTTTCATTAGGATCTCTGCTTCTTTCACACCACTTGATTGTTTAGCTGCAATCTTGGCTGCAGATTTTATTATATTGTTTTTTGTCATATCATCACAGAATCCACGTACTGAACCGGGTTTCCTTGCTCTTCTTTTGTATGGTCTAGGCATGGTATATTTTACTTTTTTTCAGAAAATACTTGCATTGTCAAGTACAAGACTACATAAGGTGACAAATGGATACTGAGCGTGGAAAAGAGATATTGAAAACTGCGTGTATGAATTACACTGAGTTTAGCAAGTTGGTTGGAGTTAAGCCTATCACAGTCAGGCTTGCATTTAGTGGGAAGAGATTGAGTAAGAAGATGGTTAGTTTGCTTGAGGATATGGAGAGCAAGCAGAAGGATGAGCGTGCGAAGGAGGAGAGGCGTGCGGTTAAGGTTGGTATGATTAAGCAGAGTATGGATCAGGTACGCAGTGCGAAGGTGTATCTGCTACCCAAGAATCCATACCTTCGTTTTATTGAGTTTCCAGATGGTACACATGGCAAGTTCCGTGCAAAGCCGGGTACGTTTGGATTGGGGAGTATGGTCAAGGTTAAGCGTGAGGATGGGGATATGTACACTTTGGAAGGGAATTATGACAGGAAGGACAGATTAATATGATAGATGATGATGAAGTTGATTACGATGTAGTAGGGGACATGCCGAGCGAAGAGGAGGAAGAGAGTGAGGATGAGCTTCAACGCATTGAATGGGAACGTATTAAGAGAAGGTAATGTGGATAATACCCAAAACATTATCTCATTTTGTACCGGCTACTCCGGGTTGGAGCTTGGAATCAAGCGAGCGGGCGTGGATGTTCGCACAATCTGTTACCTGGAGATCGAAGTTTATGTCCAAGCAGTATTGGTTAAAGCGATTCAAGAAGGGCGATTATGTCCAGCACCTATCTGGACTAACGTTAAGTCCTTCGATGCACGACCGTTTTGTGGAGTCGTGGACGGAATCACAGGAGGCTTCCCATGTCAGCCATTTTCAAGCGCCGGAAAACGAAAAGGACAAGAAGACCCAAGGCACTTATGGCCAAGCATCGCAAACTCTATTCGACTTTGCCGACCCGGATGGGTCTTCCTCGAAAACGTGCCAGGATTGGTTACCCTTGGGTTGCGTGACGTCTTGCAAGACTTGGGACAAATGGGTTATCGAACGACGTGGGGTATATTCTCAGCGGAAGAAGTTGGCGCTCCACACCAAAGGAAACGAGTCTTCATCCTTGCAAAACTACCCAACGCCAGCTGCGAGGGATTACAAGGGGACGAATTGCCCACACAATACAGAAAAGAAGATACAGGAAGGGAAGCGAGCAGGAATGGGTCAACTGCCAAACTTTGTAATGATGCAGAATTGGGCAACCCCCCAAGCCTCCGACCACATCGAGGGAGCGAGAACTGCGAAGGAGAGCAATCAGAAGTGCTTGGGGAGAGACTTGAATCAGATGAATTGGCCAACCCCACGAGCAGGCAACCCAGGCAGTCGCAAGCCCGGAACGGGGGGCAAGATACTAGCGGAGGAAGCGAAGAAGAATTGGCCGACTGCAAGAACAAGCGATGCCGAAGGAGGGAGAATCGAGACGGAGATGACACAAGAAGGATTTCGGAGCAAAAGGAAGAAGAGCAATCAATACTTCGGAGCGAAGTTGAGGGATGCTGTGGAGACACACGAGCAACACAATGGCCTGCAAGACCAGGAGAAGAGCAATACGAGTGGGAAGAACCAAGAGTCACCGAAACTCAATCCTTCATGGGTGGAGCAACTAATGGGACTCAGCACCGAGTGGACAGACTTAGGCTCTTGGGGAATGGAGTTGTCCCCCAAACAGCAGAACTAGCATGGAAGACTTTATGGAAGGAAATGAATGCCACGTGCCACACGAAGTAATGCAGGAAGCATGGTTACGATTTTGGGGCAAGAATCAATTATCCGTGGACTCGCATGGCACAGTGTATCGAACATCGATACCACGCAGAATGCCAAGCAATGGAAAATTTGACTTAGTAAATTATGAAAGACGCAAAAAGAAAATGTATCCATGAGTTTAAGAATGCGATTCATCGCTGGTCAGAAGAGTCTGACTTGGAGGATGATGAGATTGTACAGTGCATGGTTAGTGCAGCGAAGGAGTATTACAAGGAAGATGTAATAGATTTTGAGTGTGATATGGAACTAGATGACGAGGAATGAATATATATACCCCCACAGGAAAGAAGTTAGAGAGTTGGCCATTATGGGTCAGGAGATTAACAGATGAAGGAATGGTTCTCAAGAGTAGGGTCATGGAGTTGGAAAAAGAGAATAAGGAACTTTCCAAAGAGGTGACTGACTTGAAGGTTAGGTGCTGTGATATATGGAAGCAGTTAACTGAGGAACAAGCTCGTAATGTTAAGTGAGAGTACCCAAGGGTTACAATCCGATCTTCTGGAGAAAATTCGGGCGAGCTATATCCGAATCTCATGCCGAATTACCGAGGTGCGACTTGAGAAAGCTAGGGCCACCACCCTTGCAATTAAGCCAAGAGACATTGGAACGGATAAGGAAGGTTGGCAAATTGGTGAAAAAGAAATCCCGTGTAACTCGCTCGAAGAAGCAATCATCGTAGGGATAGAGATACTCAATCGTGGCTAAAATAACCTATGCTGACGAAATAGACGCACGCTTTGGCGTGCCTTGGACAGATGACTTTAAGTATGATAGAGGAGAGTTGAAGTGTGCATTATCAGATGAGGAGATAGATAGACTAACTGTACAAGATCCTGTACGTGCCGAAACACTTACACGCTTGCTCCTTGACCAACCAAACAGCGAGAAGGAAGATCCAATCGAATGGGGTTGGACTCTTCCTGGGTGGCGTAGAGTCATGGAAAATTGGAAGGATACAAAGATTCATGTTTGCTTGGGTGGTAACAGGAGTTCCAAGACAACCTTCGCATCTCGCCTACTTGTACACTTGGCGCAGAACATACCCGAAGCAGAGATACGTTCTTTGCATGTCAGTGAGGAAAGAAGTATATCAGATTCCCAGCGTTATATATGGGATTCCCTTCCGGCAAGGTACAAGAGAAGCAAGAAGAAGAGTGAGAATCATTCACTGCAATATACACAGAAGAATGGATTTAATGCTGGCAAAGCAATCCTGCCACCCACACATCCAGATGCCGAGCGAGGAAGTACGATATACTTTAATAACTACAGGCAGTTCATGGCAGACCCACAAATCTTTGAGGGATGGGCAGCCCATTGTATACATGCCGATGAAGAAATTCCTGAGAATATTTTTAACACGCTATTGGCAAGACTTACAGATAATCATGGTCGCTTAATTCTGACCTTTACTACTCTGCAAGGATACACGCCA